GTGCCAGGGATCGGCAGCGTCGACCCGGGCGTGCCGTAGAACGCGGCAGCCCAGGACATCTGGCTGTTGGCGTAGGTGATGACGTTGTCGATCGCCTGCTTCTTCGCCTCGGGCGTCAGGTTGGCGTCCGCGATCAGCGCGTTGACCTGCGACAGCGTCGTGCTCGCCACGTTGGCCGAGAACGTCTGCGGCACGGCGGCCTTGTTCAGGTCGGCCTGGAGGTTCAGCTCCTTCATCCGCTGATCGAACTGCAGCAGGGTCTGCTGGGCCTGGAAGTTCTGGCTCTGCGTCTGCAGGCTCTGTTGCTGCGTGCGCTCCAGCGCAGCCTGGGCGCCCTGGAAGTTCTGCTGCGCCGTCTGCAGGGCCATCTGATTCGCGGCCGTCCGGTCTTGCAGGAAGGTCTGTTGCGCGCGGTCCAGCGCAGCCTGGGCGCTGGCGAACTGGTTCTGCGCCTGCTGCTGCTGGGCCGTGAATGCCTGCTGACCTTGCTGCAGGCTGGTTTGCTGCGTGCGGTCCAGCGCGGCTTGGCCGGCGGCAAACTGCTGCTGCCCCTGCTGAAGGGCTGCCTGTTGCGTCCGATCCAGGGCGGCCTGCGCGCCAGCAAACTGCTGCTGCGCCTGTTGGAGCGCGGCCTGGTTGGCGGCGGTGCGATCCTGCAAGAAGGTCTGCTGCGCGCGGTCTAGCGCGGCCTGCGACTGAGCGAAGGCGTTCTGGGCCGCCTGCTGCTGGGCCTGGAAGGTCTGCTGGCCTGTCTGCAGGCTGGTCTGCTGCACGCGATCGAGCTGCGCCTCGGCGGCGCTGAACTGCTGCTGCGCCAGTTGCAGAGCCTGCTGAGCGGCCAGCGACTTGTCGGTGGTCGACGCCTGAAGTGCGCGATCCAGTGCAGCCTGGGCCGACGTGAACGTCTGCTGCGCGGTCTGGAGCTGGACCTGTTGGGTGCGGTCGAGCTGGGCCTGGCCGGCGGTGAAGGTCTGCTGCCTCGTGAGCTGGCCGGCCTCGAAGGTTTGGGCCTGGGCTTGCTGTCGCTCGGCGGCCGCGATCTGCTGGGCCTGGCGCGCGTCCATGCCCTGCTCCTGCAGCTGCTGCACGCGCATCTGCTGGGCGCGGTCCAGCTCGGCCTGGCTGGCCGTGAACGCCTGCTGCCCGGCCTGCAGGCCAAACTGCTGGGCGCGGTCGAGCGCGGCCTGCTGACCCTGGAAGCCCTGCGTCGCTTCGCGCTCGCCGGTCTGGTACTGGCGGCCGATGATGCCCTGGCGCTCGTTGAACTGGGTCTGGGCGTCCTGCTGGGCGATCGGCAGGATGCGATCCATCACGGCGCCCTGCGCGGCGCCGACGGCCATGCTGCTGTTGACCAGGCCTCGCTGGTTCATTTGCTCCAGCGCGAGCGAGCGCGCCCGCTGCATGAGCGGGCTGTCCTGCGCCAGCAGGCTGGTGACCTGGCCGGCGGCCGTCTCCTTGGCGGCGTTGAACTGCGGCATGGCCGGCTGGGCCGGGGCGGCGGCGGGTGCCGCCGGCGGCGCGCCGAAGCTGTTGGCGGTCGGCACGGCGGGCGGCTTCGGGGCTGCAGGCGGCGAGGCCTGACCCGTCAGGGCCCGCGTCTGCGGCTGCATGGTCTGCGAGATCGCGTTCTGGACGATGGCCATGCTCAGGCTCCCAGGCGGTCGAATCCGCTCTGCTCGTTGCTCCGGCGCAGCGTCTCGATCTCGACGTTCAGGCCCTCGATCGTGACGCGCAACCGGCCGTTCTCGGCCCGCAGCTCGATGATCTCGACCTGCAGCTCGTTCAGGCTCTGCGCCAGCGTGGCGTTCTGGTTGCTTAGGCGCTGCAGCTCCGCTCGCAGCCCCTCGACGATGTCGGCGCCGGCCCGGGCCTTGGCGTCATCGAGATCGGCCTTGAGGCTCTGGCTGACCGTCTTGCGGATCAGCAGCCACAGCGCCCCGACGGATGCCACGACAGTGGCTGCGTGCTCGCCGATCTCGGAGAAGTTGGGGCCGTCGCTCATGGCAATGGGGTGTGCTTGCAGAATTGCCGAATTGTATCTGGCGATCATCGACTTCACCCTCATGCGGTCGCCGCGCGCAGCACGACGAAGTTCAGGACGATGGCCTCCGACAGGCTGCCGGCGGTGTTGTTGCGCACGCTGATCTGGCACGAGCCAGCGCCGACCGCGTCGACCGTCACCGAGTAAGCGCCGGCCGTGGCGCCGCTGTCGATGCAGGCGTACACCACGTCCGTGGTGCCAATCACGCTGTTGGTCAGCGTGAAGCCGACGGCGGTGTTGGCCGCCAGCGCGGCGCCGTTCATGGTGATCTGGCCGCTGGGGCGGTTCAGGGTGACGCCGGTGGATTTGCTGGTGAGCTGGGTAACGGTGCCGCCTGCGCCTGTGCCGTAACCCAGCGCACCGCCCGTCTTGGTGAGCGTGGTGTTGCCGGTAGCGTCCACACGGACGGCGTCCACGTTGTTCGTCTTGAAGACGATCCCGGCGTTGCGGGTGTTGTTGATCGTCAGCGTGTTGGGATCGCTCGATTGCAGGCTGTAGCTGTAGAAGACGGTGGCTCCAGTGGTGACTGTGGCGCCGTCCCAAGCCCAAAACTCAAAGCCGCACAGAGCGTCTGATCCGGTGGTCTGCGTGGCTTGAACTCTTGCGATCGCACGGGAGGCGTCATGCAGCTCAATCTTTCGGTTTGCTGCAGCGCCTCCAACCCCCATCAGGCCTGCGTTGCTGATCTGGACCCTCACGACACCAGTCGCGGACCCATCTGGGGTTGTATAGAACTCAAGCCTCGTCGGCATATCGTTCGCGCCGGGGGTGCCATCAACGGCGGCTTGGATGTAGGCCCCGACCGTGTCGGCGTCAACGCCATCGGCTGCGACGAACTGGATTTGACCCAGGATGTCGCCGCTCTGCACGATGGTGGAGCTGCCGACGGTAGATCCACGAGACTTCCCAATCACGACGACCCCGCCGTTGACGTCAGCGCTGTTCCTGAAGACGGACAGCCGGGCGGTCGGACTGTTGGATTCGATCTGCAAGGCGGCGGCCACGCCACCAGTCAGACGCGACGCACTCGTGCCATACAGGAGCTGGTTGCCGGCCGTCTCGTACAGCCCCGACACGTCCATGCCGGACCCGGCGGCGTCGATCTTCACCAGGCGCAGGCCCTGGCCGGACAGTGGCGGCAGCTTGTTGAAGCCGGCCTCAATCAGGTCCAGCTCTTGGCGCATGCCGGCGCTCGACCCGGTCGAGCGCGTGATCGGGAAAGTCGTGTGGTCGTAGAACTCGCCGGTGTTGCTCATCGCATCCCTCTGCGGAAACTGTAGTGAACGGTCAGGCTGTTGATCGTGAACTCGTCCTGGTAGGCGCTAGAGCCGTAGAACGAGAAGGCGATGTTCTCGCCGGTGCCGGTGAGCGACAGCTCGGACGGCAGGAGGGTCGAGCCATCCCAGATGAAGCTGTCCCAGAAGAAGCTGTCCCACTCGGTGCGGGAGAGGTTCACGTCCTGGGTCGTGATGTCGGAGGCCTGGGCCGCGCCGCTGCCGTAGGACAGCGAGTAGCCGAACGAGAAGCGGGCCCAGCTGTCGCCGGTCACCTCGACGCTGGCGTGGCGGTAGCGCTTGCGGATGCGCGGCCCGCGCGAGAAGCCGTAGTTGGTCGTGAAGTTCCAGCCGATCTCGGCGCCGTCGAACGACGTGCCGCTGTCGAGCTTGTAGACCATGCCGTTGGTCGAGCCGAAGAACGAGGTCTGCGAGCCGTCAGGCGACTCGCCCTCGCACCAGCAGGTCACAGCGTTGGGGAACAGCACTGGCAGGCTGCCCAGCAGCTTACCGTTGGCGATGGTCATGTAGAGGCCGTAGCCGTCCGAGTAGAAGACCCGGTACTGGGACTTCTCGCGGTTGACGCCCGTGTCGGTGGCCAGATTGCGCCGCTCCTGGATGAAGCGCCGGATGTTCAGGGTCAGCGTGGCGGCCGAGAAGTTGCCGAAGGCCTGAGACTGCGAGAGCTGCACGACGCCGCGATCGTCCAGGCAGTAGGCCTGCTCCAGCTTCTTGGCGGTGTCGGCCAACGCGCCGACGCTGTCGGAGGTGTAGGGGGTGAGCTGCCAGGTCGACGACCCGGACCCGTACAGGATCGACGTCTGGTTGCGGCTCGTGACCAGCAGGGCGCCGCCGTCCTGGCTGCCCGGCAGCGTCAGGAAGTTGGTCATGTCCTCGTCCAGCAGCAGCTCGCCCGCGCCCAGCGCGGCCGACCACTGGTAGGGCGACCCGACGACCGAGTGCTGCAGCGAGGGCCCGAAGCCCAGCAGCAGGTGCTTCTTGTGGACCTTGACGAACTCGGGCGCGTCGGTGGCGTTTCCCGTCAGGATGGGGGTGTAGACCGTGCCGTCCCACTCGGCGCAGGGGTTGACGCCGTCGACAATGTAGAGGCGCTGACCGGCCGTGCCGATGAACACGCCGACGTCGGTGCGGATGCGCCCGCTCGGTGCGGTCGTGACCTGGCTGTCGACCGAGGAGCTGACGGCGTAGACCGTGACGCCCACGCGGATGTTCTCGCCCGACACGAAGGCGCCAGTGACCGGGCCCAGGATCAGGTAGCCGGCGGCTGTGCCGGCGGCCCAGGAGCCGGTCTGCAGGACCACCCGCTGGATGGTCGCCGTTGCGCCGCTGGTGGCGCCGTTGATGGCCGCGCCGTCAGTCAGCACGTTGGTGCCGCCGGTGGTGAACGAGATGCGGCGCGGCAGCGTGATGGCCGACCAGCCCGAGCCGGTCGACTTGTGCATCACCAGCGCGGTGCCGCCGGCGTTGTTGCGCCAGGCATAGGCCACGCCGCCGAAGTAGGCGACACCACGGATGGGCCCGCTGCCGGGCACAGCCAGGATGTCGGCGCGATAGATGTCGGCAGCCAGGCCCTTCTGAGTGGCGAGCTGCTCAGCCGTCAGCGTGCCGCTGAAGTCCATGATCGTGCCGATCGGCGAGCCGTTGTCGACGGTGGCACCGATGACGATCGAGCCGACGATCTTGGTGAAGAAGACCGTGTTGTTCGAGGTGTTGACCGACACGACCACCGCCGTCGCGGCGCCGATGGTGACCGCGTTGCCGGCCGACAGACCAGCGACCGAGGACATGCCATAGCCGGCCGCCACCGCGTCGCTGGGGGCCGGCCGGCCGTCGAATCGCTCGTAGCCCTTGATGCGGGTGTAGCCGCCGGTGATCGAGGCCTCGACGTTCAGGCTGTCGCGCAGGAACCCCGGCGGCAGTGACAGGGTTGGCGTGACCTGGTCAAGGCCGCCCTTGAGGGCGACCACCTCGTACTTGACGGGATCCTGCGCCATCGATCAGTCCTGCCCCAGCGTGATCGCCGGCAGGCACTCGTCGGCCATGCGCAGCATCAGCTGGCGGTAGTTCGTCGTGCCTTCCTGCACGACCTCGCCGGCCGCCTCGTAGGCGCCATACATCATCAGCGCGCGGTAGGTGATGGCCGCATGGAAGTGCTCCGGGCACTCGGGGATGTCGGTGTCGGCCGACAGGGTCTGGGTGTTCTTGGCGTAGCGCCCGCGCACGGTGTAGACCGCGTCGGGGATGTCGGCCAGGATCAGCGCCTTGTCTTCAGGGCGCACCGCAAAGACGACCGGCCGGGACTGGTTCGTGGACTGCGAGCCGTAGAGGTAGGTGTCGCGCAGGACGTCGTAGTCCCAGTCGACCAGGAACTGCTCGTCGGCCACGCCGGTCGCGGTCAGGTAGCAGCGCAGCGTGCCGCAATGCCAGTCCTTGAAGCGGGTCGACAGGCCGGCTGCGGCCGGCGTGTACTCGCGCACGCCAGCCGTGGTGTTGAAGCTGAAGTCGGCCTGCATCCAGTTCCAGGCCTGGTTGCGAGCCTGGATCATGTCCCACGCCCGGCGAACCCAGTTCACCAGGCGCAGGGTCTCGCCAGTCGCCCCGGACACGGTTGCCGGCGAAGGACCGCTGCAGCCGGCCAGCTCGTGCAGCTCCTGGACGATGGCGAGATAGTTCATGGTCAGGTCGGCGTTTGGATGAGCTTGCGCAGCCAGTCGGCGCCGACCTTGCCGCGCGGATCCTCGAGGACCGCGAACGGGTAGGTGAGCACCACGCGGGTGACTTCCTGGTAGCCCATCGACCCGTCGGGGGTCGTGATCTTCTTCTGGGACACCCGGAACTGCTTGGCGTTGGCCAGGACCGCGACATGATACCGCCTCATGCGGACCTGCTCACCGCGGACGGCGCAGACGTAGTCGCCGTTGACGGTGACCTCGGCGAACTGCTGGTCGTCCTCGCTGGCCGGGTCGTGCATCTGGACCAGCAGCACGTCGCGCATGAAGGCCTCGAAGTCGAGCTGATCGGTGCGGATCACGCGGTCAGTGTCGATCAGGCCTTCGCCGGGCTGGGACAGGGTGGCACCGCGCGCGGTGGCGCTGGCGTCCGAGGTGGCGGCCGCGTCCTGCACGAGGTCGGTGTTGGCCTCGACCGTCTGGCGCTTGAAGCTGACGTGGCCGGCGTTGGGGTTGTCTCGGGACATGGGTGAAGTCTCCTTGGAAAAAAGCCGGGCACGAAGGCCCGGCCCATGCAGCGGTCAGACCGCCAGTTGCATCAGATGGCGCCGCCCGGGTGGGCCGCCATGTTGATGTAGGTCGTGGTCACGCCGGCCGCCGAGAAGGCGGTCGAGGTCGGCACGAACGAGCCGGTGGCGCCGGTGACGACCTTGATGATGCCGCACACGGCGCGCGAGTCCGGCAGCTGGCCGACCGGCACCTTGGCGGCGCTGGAGTCCACGATCGGACCCTGGACCACGCGGAAGTTGCCCGAGGTGTCGAGGGTGATCAGGAAGGTGCAGGCCTGGCTGGCGCCCAGCGAGACGAAGCTGTCCGGGGTCAGCGGGTTCGGCGACGTGTTGTCCTCGATCACCAGCGCCTGGGTGGCAGTGATGCCCTTGGAGTACAGGCGGCCGTCGATCGCGTAGGTGATCGCCGCAGCGGTGGAAAACTGGCTGGTGGTCGAGCCGATGGCCAGACCGCCGCTGGTGAAGCTGGCGGTGAGACCGGCCAGGTCGTTGACGTTCAGAGACATGATGGTGTCCTTCAGTGAATAGGTTCAACCGACAGACGGGGCCGAAGCCCCGTCAGGTCGATCACAGGCCGGTGGCGGCGGACTCGATGCGGGTCATCCAGTTCTCGTTGAGGCGGATGGCCGTCTTCCAGAACGTGGCGCCGACATAGCCGAATTGTCCCATCGGGTTGGCGTGCGTCTTGGTCTTCGCCGGCAGGTAGGTCGGGTCGATGGCGTTCATGCCCTTGACCGCGACCTGGCCCCAGGCGTCCTGGGCCATGACCACAACCGGGTAGACGTCAGCCGTCGTGCCGGCGGTGCCGCCGTTCGACAGGAACGCGCCGGCCGTGACCGTGCCGCCGGCCACCAGGAACGGCTTGAAGTACGGCGAGGTGATGAAGCGGAACTGCTCCACCGCGCCGATCTCGCGCGGGTGCACCGGCTTGACGGCGCCGTACTCGACCAGCGGCGTGAAGCCGGGGATCGATCGGACATCGGCTTCCAGGTCGGTGTGGTGGAACACCAGGTAGCCCGGCTCGATGGCCGAGGTGCCGTAGTTCACCGACGAGGCCAGGCGCTCGGTCACGCGCATGGCGTGCGCGTTCTCGAGCACGCGGGCGGCCTGGCGCAGCTTGTTCAGGCCAGCGGTGCCGGTCAGCGCGGTGTTGACGGCCGAGCGGGCGGCGCCGTTCATGTAGATGACGTTGGTGCCACCGCGGACGACGCCGTAGGCGATCAGCTCTTCGATCGAGGCCATGTGCTCGCCGACCAGCTTGACCATGTCCTTGGGGATGTCGTCCTCGTACAGGGCCTCGGCCTTGCTCGAGAGCTTCATCAGGACACCGTACTGCTGGACGGTGCACTGCACGTCCTGGTACGTGATCGAGCGCGAGCCCGGCGTCACGCCTTCGGACAGCACGTAGCTGTTGACGTCGATGTTCGGAGCGCCGTTGGCGCCGGCATCGACCGGCAGAGCGCGGCGGAACACGACCGTGTCGGTCTTGTTCTGCGGCATCTCCTTCTGGGTGCCGAACGAGCCCAGGACGCGGATGGGTTCCGCGTGCTTGAGCATTTCGCGCTCGGCCATGATCAAGTTGCGACTCGCAACCAGGGAATAGGTTTGCATGATCAGGCTTTCTGTTGTCGATCAAGTTGGTCGAGGTACGCCCAATACTCGTCCTTCGACATCTTGCTCGGGTCGACCGGCTTGGCTCCTTGGGAGCCACGTCGGCCCGGCAATGCCGCGGCGGCATCGAGCGCGCTTTGTTGCTGCTGCCTCGCTCCGTCCGTCTGCTTGAACAGGTCCAAGAGGCGGATGGCATCGGCGGGCTCGTCGGAGCCGGCCAGCATCTTGACCTCGTTGGCCTGGCCTTGCAGCCAGCCCAGGAAGCGGGGCGTCTTGACGTCGTTCAACCACCCCGGGTGGCGCATCTCCACAGCCATCTCACGTCGCACCTGGTCGATCCGGGCCTGCACGTCGGCCTCGGTGAGGCCGGCGGGTGCCTGGGTCTGCGCCTGGGTCGGCAGGGTGGCCAACCGTTCGTTCAGCGCCGCGTCGAGCGCGGCCCCGAACTCGGGGTAGTCCTCCTTCAGCCGGGCCATCGCGGTGGCACTTCCAGCGGCTGCGGCCATCTGCTCCCGGCTCGGGGCTTGTCCGCCCTGTGCTGTGGCAGCCTGGGCCGCCTGGAGCTGCTGCTGCAGCTTGCTGTTGATGCCGCCGATGTGGCCTTCCACGTTGCGCTGGCGGTTCGTGAGCTGGGCGACTTGCGCCTGCAGACCCAGGAGGGTGTCACGCACGGCGCTCGGCAGGTCGACGAACGGGTCAGCGGCTTGGCCTTGGTCGACGGCCTTGGCGGCGGTCTGGTCGGCGGCGGCTTGCTGTTCGGCCTGGATGCGCTCGGTGACGTCCTGGTGGCCTTCGCCGGGGCGCGACGCGGGTGATCCGCTGTCGCTGTCCAGCTCGGCCCAGAGGTCTGCCTTGCTCGGTTGGTTCTCCGTCGTCATGTCTCGGTCGTCTCGGTGGGGTGCCTTGCGGCGGTGCGCCGGCGCCTATTCAGGGGCCGGCATCCTCGTTGGCGCTGTCCTCGGGGGACAGGGCCAGCAGTTCCTTGACCATCGCGATCTTCCCACGGATCACGGCGGTGTTCGACTCGGACATAGCCGAGTCGTTCGACTCACGGAGCGCCTGCAGCCGTTGCTCCAGGTGCTTCGTCAGTCGCTTCCAGGTTCCAGTCTGAAAGTCCTGTGGGGTCATGGTCTCTTAGAAAAGGCCCGGCACGAGGCCGGGCCGAAGGGAGATGGGCATGGCGAGCCCGGCGGGATTGTGCTCCTGGATGGGTGTACAGGTCAACGCCGAGGCTATCAGAAAAGATAATTCGTGCCGCCTATTTTCATTGCAACACGCCCATCGTATAAGACATTAGCGGCAGAAATCTCGCCAGAAACTAGAGTTGATACGACTTGATCCCACGCTTCCATGCCTCCTTGACCGTCGTTCAAAGCGTAGCCATTCGCGTAGTCCCATCCATACCAGCAGCAACGGTCAAAACCGCAAGCCGCGTGCATTGCCAGCGTCCGCTTTAGCAGCGTCTTTCGGTGCTCTACGGGAAGATTTTCCCACTTGGGGTTATTCATCCCGACTTCAGTTGACCAAATAGGCGTTGTTAACTTTCTTCGCACCCAGAACAGCAGGGCGGCCAAGAGAACACACCATCCTCAGTCGATGCGATTTCCGCAAGCCCCTCCGCCTCAAGGCGCTGGGCATGCTCAATGGGCACCGCCACGCTTCCAGATCGGACCCACTCACCAGCAGGCAAAACTTTCCCGTTCAACTGGTCACCCGCCTTGAAATAGACGGGAGCGCAAAGTTTGATGGTTGCAATCACAATTCAACTCCATAGCCAAGCATCCGTGCCCATTCAGATGCGGTACACGCCTTAAGTCTTCCGGCCGCGATGTGCGGGCCGATGCACTCAGAGAACAGCCGACGCAACTGCCCGAGATACCACCACCCACCAGTGCCAGATAGAGCGCCACCGGGCGGGGCCGGATTGCCGCCAGACCCTGGCGGATATTCAAGATCGACCGCCCCCCCCGCTGTCGTTTCGTCTTGGATGTAATGGCCGTACAGCCAGATGTGCTCGCCTCGCTCGACCGCCGCGTTCACCTTTGCAATGATCTGGCTTGTCGTCGTAGCGAAGGTCCCGGAGTCCCACACCCATGAGCCGAAGTGCAGCGGGTTGTCTACACCGAACTCATCAATAAACACCATGCCGCCGCGAGTGCTGCGCCCATACTTGACGCCAGCCGAAGCGCATACAGTGCGAAGCAACGATAGTTCAGGAACAGAGTTGTTCGGATACGCAACGATATGCGCCGCTTTGCCAATCGCGCTCCCACGCATCATCAAAGAAACATCGGCGATTTCATGCCCGAGAAGCCGCTGGTTCTCCGTTGTGTTCGTGTTGAACACTTCTGCCAAAAACTGGTAAAGCTTGATCGTTCCAGTGGCTGTCCCGCTCGCCGCCTCAGCAGTGGTAAACGTCGCCTGCGTCGTTGTCGTCGCCGTCAGTTCCTGAACGCCATTGAAGCTGGTCGGAGCGGTGCTCCCAATGATCCGAGCCTTGAATCGCTTCCCGATGGGGATTCCATGCGCAGCCGGATAGGTTACCGTCGCAACCAACGATGCCCAAGTGATGCCGACAGTGACAACACGCCCGACCTCTGTGCCCCCGTGACTGTATGTGTGGTTAAGGACCTCCCACCCATAATCGTTGTACAGCCTGACCATACGGTTCCATGTGTCGCCGCCAGCGCTGTTCGCCTCGTACACGCCGGTGTATGTGACATAACCAGCCGCGCCGTACTGGGCGAACAGAGGGGCCACTCCGTCAATGAAAATGTTGTCCGATGCACTGGAGCTTGTGGCGTCAAACCCAAGCACCAACATCGGCTTTGCCTTGGCAGACCGGCGCGGATTGTCAATATAGACGTTAACCCCGCTCATGTTTGTCATCTGCACCGACATATAGGTGATCGGCACAGACATATCAACACCAGTGCCGGCTGTCGTCCGGCTAACGCCGAAAGGAAGGTTGCCGGCAGACGCCAGCCCAACCGTGTCGGCGGCACGCATACGCAACAGGTTCCAGCCCTGCCGCAGGCAACTCGCGCCGAACCCCCACTGTGAATAGTTTGCACCCAGCGAGCCTCCGCCTTGGCTTAAGTTGATGGCGATAAAGAACAGGCCGCCAAAGTCCGTAAACTCGTTGACCTGCGCGTCAATGTAGACCGGCAATGTCAGCGACTGGTCATCCGGATCAAGCGTCATCGACAGGTTTGGGAAGCGCAATTCGCTCAACGTGTTTGCCGATGGGGTGCATTTGCGGGTGTACGTGCCGAACCGCGTTTGTTCATTTGACAGAACATGCGCCATCGTTGTGACGCCAATCGTCGTATTCGCGGCGCAAATGTCTGCGACTTGCTTGGAATACTTGGAAAGCACGGAGTCTGCTGGAGGGGCTGGCTTGTACCCATCCGGCCCAACAATCCCTCCGTCCGCCGTCACCCCCGCCACCCCAGTTGCCCCTGCTGCGATCTGCGCCTGGCTGAGGCCAACGTTTGCTCGCTGCCCATCCGGCGCGTTGACGGGAACGCGCACCATGTGGCCGCCGTCGATGCCGACCAGGTAGTCGGGGTTGGTGCTGGTGATGCTGGGCTGTTCCATAGTGGGCTCCGGTGGGTCAGATGCCTGCGCCGGTGCGAACACGCAGCGCGGCCTCGGCGTTGAAGATCTGGCGATCGTTGTCGATCCTGAGCAGCTCCATCCGCTCCTTGGCGGCGATCTGCTCGCGAGTGGTCTGGGCGCCCGTCTGGATCTTGAGTAGGCCCATGTCTCGATCGAGCGACGCGGCGGTCTGCGCGATCTCGAACTCGGCCTGCTCGCGCTGCTTGTTGTACTCGAGCGAGGCCAGCTTGAGCTGGTTTTCTTGGGCGTTGCGCTGGCCCTCGAAGTCGCGCTGGGCTTGGCGATCCTGCATCTCCAGCTCCTTGGCCTGGAGCTGCATGCGGGCCGACTCGATGCGCGGATCGGCAGGGGCTCCCTGCTGGGCCATCGCCTCCTCGTCGCGCCTGATCTCGTCCTCGGACTTCATGAGCTGATCCGGCTCGAACTTGGCTGCGCGCAGGATGACCTGAAGCTCCCTCTCGGCCTTCATCAGGTTGGCGTAGCGCGGGTTGGCCGACAGTTGGGCAATGGCCATCGCGGACTGGGCCTGAATGTCGCGCTCGATCAGCGCGGACGCGCCGCGAGCCACAACCTCGTGGTCCCCCTTGATGGCGGGGTCCGGGTTGTTGATCATGTTGAAGTCGTAGTAGCGCCCAATGTGCGGCACCGTGATGCGGTCGTCGTACTGCTTGACGCGCAGGCGCAGCACCGTGTTGGCATTGTTGAACAGCATGACCATGCCGCCGACGGTCTCCGGCGTCGGGCCGGTGCCCTGGTTGCCGTTCATCAGCTGCGGCATGCTGGTCTCGCCGTCCGCGAACTGCATGGCAGTGTTGGCGATGGCCAGCAGCTCATCCAGGCGCGACGGAATGTCGAAGGTCGAGAACGCCTTGTTGACGTCCTCGACGTCGTCCTTGGCCAGCCACACCTTGTTCGGGTGGATGCTGTAGTCGAGTTTGTCGGTGCCGGCAGGAACGACGGATTCCTTCTTCATGACGATCTGCGGGCCGAGCGACACCTTGGCGTTGTCCATGACCTGACGCCAAGCGCTGTTCACGACGGCCTGTTGGTGCTCCAGCTCGTCGGGCAGGCCGTAGCCATAGGGGCTGTCGTCGGCCTGGCGCCAGCACCACACGTCGCACGGCAACGTGCCGTCGACGATCCACGACGGGATCGCGCTGATCACCTTGTCGTTGACCATGACGATCTGGGCCATCGTGACGTCTTCCACCGGGTTGCCGCCGCTGCGCGAGGAGAGCAAGCCCATCTGGTCAGGCTCGACCTCGCCGTGGTAGACCCACATCTCGTAGCTGTCGTCCTTGCACAGCTCGCGCTGGACGCGCGACTCGGCCGCGCGGATGCGGTTGGGCTTCGTCTCCAGCACCGCCTTGATGGCGTCGGTGTCGTAGCCCTGAATGCCGACCAGTCGGCGCAACTCCTTGCGGGTGGCAAACCGGCGCCACCAGAAGCCGGCGCCGCGCTGGTGGTCGTTGCCGCAAGCGGGGTCGAAAAACACGTCCCACGGGTCAGCCGACACCGTCGACGGGACAGTCTTCTCGCGCAGCTCTAGCGACTGCCGGCCCTGGTTGCCGGGCAGCCAGACCTTGCTGACCTGCTTCTTGGGGATCGGGCCGATCAGGACCATCGTGCCCAGGCGCACGCCGTTCTCGATGCCCTTGCGGGACTCGCTGTTGTAGCAGGCCTCGGTGAGCTGATCATCGATCACCCGCTCCATCGCCTTGGCGGCCTCCTGGGCGGCCTGGATCAGGCCGGCAGCCTCGGCGTCGGCCGTCAGGCCGGTCGGCTGGCCGGTAGCCGGGTCAACCGTCTGGCGCATGTCGCCGACGCGGCGCTGGACCACGTCCGGCATGGGCGTCGGGCCGATCCCCCAGTTGCGATCGTCGGACGGCAACAGCAGCTCGCACATGCGGGCCACCGCGTTGTCGACCTTGGGCCGAACGATGTTGACCACCACCCGGCTGCGCTCCGGCCCCTTGGCTCGCTTGCGCGGGCCGTTGCGGAGGGTGTCCTCCATCGGGGTCATCTGGACGTCGTCGATCTCGCCCCAGTACATGGCGGCGGCCTTGCGCCAGCGGGTCTCGACGCCTGACTGGGAGCGGTGCAGCACCCACTCGTCGCGCATGCCGGCGAAGGCGCTGTAGATCGCCTGGAGCGCTTCGCCCTCCTGGGCCCGCAGGTCGGCCAGGGTGGTGATGGTGCCGTCCTCCAGCTCGATCGGCGTGTCGTCCGGCAGCTCGGTGGGTTTCATGCTCAGTAGCCCGTCAGTTCGTCGATGACGCCCCAGCCCGGGAAGACCGACGGCGGGGCTGCCTTCTGCTGGGCGACCGGGAACGCGAAGGTCAGCGCCAGGCTGTCGGCCCGGTCTGGCGACTTGATGCCGCGCTTCTTCGCGTCGTCCTTGGATTCGATCAGCAAGAGGCCGCCCTTGTAGGTGTACTGCAGCGACGTGAGGTCGGTCTGCAGGTCAGGATCCCTGGGAATGCTGGCGCCCCGTCCGAGCCAGGTCTTCATCTCCCGCCACATGCGGGCGCGGAGATTGTAGTCCTCACCATTATCCATCCGCAGCGCCGAGTTGACGTCGACCACGATGTCACCGAAGTCGCGCCGCAGGATGTCGGCCACGCCAGAGCCGATGCCGATCGTGTCGACCGCGATCTGCTGGACCGGCTCGGGGCTGGCCATCACCTCGCGCTTGACCAGGCCGGCCACGTCCACCACGTCGAGCTTGGCGGCCACGATCTGGCGCAGGCAGACCCGGCCCTGCCGGAAGGTGATCACGGTCTTGTCGCCGCCGAAGCGGGCGCAGTCGACGCCGACCTGCATTGGGCCCATCGCCATGACGTCGGCCGGGCCGAGCATCGACGCGGCGGTGACGATCACGCCAGGGATCCAGCTGTTGGCCACCGAGGCGGTGTAATCGCGGTCGATCTCCTGGGCGACGATCACCTCGTCGAGGTTCTCTTTCTGGCGCTGATACCAAGCCTCGTCCTTGCGCGGGTCGTCGCGCCAGTCGAAGACGAACTTCTTGATCTTGCCCCCGTGGGCCTTGCGGTAGAACGGGTTGCCGGCGCCGTTCGGCGTGCTGACGTCGATCTTGCAGTTGGAGGTCTGCGACAGCGCGGCGTCGATCGCCTCGGGGTGCTCGTAGAACGCGCTCTCGTCCTTGAAGTAGATCGAGGTCCGGTTGCCGCGGCCGATGTTGTCACCGGCCTCGCCGACCACGGCGGCGTCGTTCTCCGGGTTCAGGATCCGCATGTGCGGCGCATGGATGCGGGGGTCGTAGCCATCGGGCCGGAACTCGGCCGGCAGCAGGTTGATGGCCTCGCGGATCTTCCAGAACAGGCTCTTGGGGTCGCCGATCTTGTCGACGTACTCCTCTTTGCGGGAGCCGAAGCCGACCACGACCTGCGGCCGGAACAGCATCATCCAGGTGGCCACCGCCACGCAGAGCCAGCTCACGCCCATGTCGCGCGACTTCTCGACGACGCCGTCCTCGCGAGATGTCCACCGATCGATGACCCACTCGACGAACTCGGCCTGGCGCTTGAACAGCAGGAACGGCACGACCGCCGGGATGCCGCGCTCGACGTTGCGCGGATCGAAGGTGCACATCCAGTCGTGGATGAACTGGGCCGGGCGCTCGCCGTAGAAGACCTTGACCGCGTCGATGTCGACTTTGCCGGACCTGATGGCCGTCAGCATCTTGGCCCGGCGCTGCCAGACCTCGTCGTAGTTCGGGTTCTTCCAGTCGAAACCGGGCGGCATCCACAGTTCACTGGCCATCGAGCATCGCCTTGTAGGCGTCCTCCGGCGTCTGCACCACCTCGGACTTGATCGGCCCACCATCCTTGCCGGTGATCTCGACTGTCCGCTTGGCGCCGTACAGGTTCGGCGCGACTTTCTCAGCCAGGGCCAGAGCCAGCTTGCCGGACTTGTCGAAGTCGCCGGCCTGGGCCGCGAACAGCACCATGTCGCCAGCGTGCTCGACCATCGCGTGCGCGCGGTCCTGCAGGGCCACCAGGTAGCGCTTCTGCAGCTCGTCGTGTTCCAGGATGGCCCGGCGCAGGCGGCTGCCGTCGACCGGCCACTTGGCCTTCTGCGTGATCTCCCCGGCGATCACCTTGAAGCTGGCGCCGGCGGCGACCCGCTCGAAGATGTAGTCCTGCCGGCGGAAGGCGACCTTGTGGTGCCAGTCGCGCGGCGGGTGGTTGGCCACCGCCTTGACGCGCGCGACCACGTCGTCGGGGTTGACCCGCTCGAAGATGGTTTCGCCGGTCGGTGCGGTGGCCATGTCGTCAGGGGCGCGGCTCGCCCGCCAGATCGGCCGCGGCGTCGACCGCCGTCAGCACCTTGTCGCCCTGCGGCGGGAACTCGGGCTCGGCCTTCTTGCTGGCCTTCTTGGCCGGCACGGCCTCGGCCCGGGCTTGCTTGACCTGGTAGGGCATCCAGGTGGCGTAGCACCCGGGAATCGACTCATCGGCCGGGTCCAGCAGCGGGACATCCAGCTTGGCGAAGTGGTGGCCGACGTGGTCATGCACCGCCAGGTTGACGGTGCCGTCGTCGTGGACGCTGATGATGGTGGCATCGAACGGGTGGTCGTTCTCGCGCGTGGCGGCCAGCGACGAGATGCAGTTCTCGTCGGGGTAGAACCAGACCTTGCGGCCGATGCTCGGGGTGATGTCGGACATGCGTCGTCTCCAAAGGGTGAAGCCCCACCCAGTTC